CGAGTGGAGCCAGCGAAAACTTGCCCCCCTAGCAGATTTACGGGACGAAACCCGTAAGTGGCTGAAACAGTAGGATAAGCCATGTAAAACTCCTAAAAAGTTAAGTTATTTAGCCCCACGCCCAAAGGAAGTCGTAGTTTTACGCTCTGCGAACAGAGGCATCCTTGGGTCGTTGGTCTTCATAAAGCTGTTATCGACGGCTTCAACTTGAGTGTCGTTTGCCTTCCTAAAGTGGGCTGCGCGTTGATCCATGAACTCCTGTGGAATCTTGCACAGCAGCAAACCGCCAATCTCGATGTTGCCTTTGAATTTACTATTCGGGTCTGCATACACCTGCATCTCTGGATGATCTTCAGATTTGCATGGAACCCAGCCTTCACGAAATTTTGCAGACGTATTCGTTGGGTCAAATACCCCCATGATTGCCGTCCGTACCCACCTAAACGCCCATCCCGGTTGAGGAGTAGGGGTAGGCAGTAGTTGAGCAGGTGCCCACTGTTGTTTCCGTTGCGTAGTTTCACGAGTTTCTAACTCACGAGCCAGACGATTTTCAGCCATTGTAGTTCTCCAATTTGATCATTTCTTTCGCGTATGCTTCGTTGGTAAGGCCAAGTCTCTTGGCTATGGCAACTTGCGATGCGGAAAGCCTAACTTGTTTTGGCGCGGTAGACCGCGTTGCTGGAGCCACTACGTTCGCTGCTTTGCGAGGCGCAGGTTTATCTGCGTCCTTCGTTTGAGTCTGCTCTTCCTCAAAGTTCTCTGGGAATCGCTTCCTCATCGTTTCGTCAACTCGCTGGTAGTAACCATCACTACGAGGATCAACACCAGACCGGACTAGCTTTTCATGCAGACCCAATGCGAGGGCAGTCATCTCCTCATCCGCGCCAAACCAAGTATTCTTTTCCCGCCAGCTTTCGGCTTTTGGATCAGTAGCTTGTTGACGCGTTTGTGCCTGTTCTGGTTTCCTTTCTACACTCGTTTCTGTTTCTTGTAAAGCGGGTTTAAAGCGTTGATATTCTTTAAGTTTCAGTTTGGCATCCGTCATGGCCTCTTGAGCGTCTGCGATCTTATCCGCGTCCCCTGCCTCGTAAGCCTGTTTTAACTGCTCCCTAGCGGCTGCAACCTCGGAGTTAGCAGACTTGGTAACTTCCTCAACAAACAGTCTCTCACCTGCGCCAAGCCGTTGTTTTAACTGTTTATTCTCTTCATGAGCAGACTGAGCAAAGCGCAAAGCCTCATCTTTCTCCCGTGATGCAGTCTCCTTGGCACGGCGTTCGTCATGCCACACCTTTTTCATCTGCCCAAGGCGTTTCTTTACTTTATCGGAATACTCTTCAAGATCGTCTTTTTCAAGTTCCTCAACGAGTTCTTTCGGTAAAGGCTCCCTGTTCCTATCCTGCGGGGGAGTGTCGTCTACAATTTCAACCCTAATATCAGGTTCTACTTCTACTTCTATCTCATCTGGGAATTTATACTCTGCTTCAGCCATATAACCTCCTATGCGTGGGAAAACCCACGTGGGTCAGAAACAACACCTTCAACGGTATCGTCGTTAATCAAGCGGAACTCCCTGTCGTGTATGCGAACACGCGTACCAGCGTAAGGACGGGTAAGAACAAAATCACCTTCTTTGCACCAAGGCCCAGTTGGAAACTTCTCCTTGTCTGCATAAGCCGTATCACCCAGCTTTACAACAAACAGAACATGAGTAGTCAACTCCTCCCGCGCCGCAGTTGCCTCCGCTTTGAGAATACCGCCGTCATACTTGGCTTCAATGTGCGGCACCATGCAAAGGATGCGATACCCTTTAGGCTCCGGTAGTTGCTTGGCTTTCTGTGCTGCGTCTAGTTGCGTTTCCTCTACGTTTACGTCACTCATCGTCATCTTGCTCCAAACGTTTTGCAAGGTCTGTTATGGTTTGCTTTGCGTAGTCCAGACCCTGAATGACCCCGCAAAGTTTGTGGTACTCACTAAAATCGGCAAGCTGCCCCCGACCTATAAACTGCTCTAGTTCTGTGCGCCGTTCATCGAGTTTGGAGACGATGTACTCAAGCGTTTGGCTGTCGATCATTGTGGTTTATTCCCCCGCTGCATCTGCGCTTTATGCTTGGCGATGTCCACACCCATGCGAGTACCCTCGGTTTCCTGCTGTGTGGCTAACTGCGCTTTGTGTTTCTGAATCTCTACACCTATCCTCATACCATCGGCTTGCTGCTTCGCATCAAGTGCAGCCTCCTTAAGTTTGAGTTCGTCGGCTTTGCCAGCAGCGTCCATAACGTCCTTCTTAGCTTTACGCTGCACATCCTGCATCTTGATTTGCAACTCTTGCTGCTGCATCTGGATGAGCGGGTCTTGTGCTTGCTGCTGTGCTTGCTGTGCCTGCGCCTCTGCCACATCTTTCTGAAGCAATTTAGCTGCGGCTTGGGCTGCAAGTTGTGAAAGCTGAACTTCAATCTCCGGGGGCAACGTGCGGTCTTCTGCATCAGCACCCTCATCCTTCATCGGCGGCAGGGAAGCACCCAGTTGTTTCTCGATCTCTTTACGGTATGCAAACGCCACATGCTCCATGATGTGTGCTTGTGCTGATGCTATTAGTGCTTGTGCGCCCGGATTCTGACCCATGATTGCTGCCAACTTGGGGTCTTTCATAGCCGCCATGTGAACCGCCAGATGCGCCTCATGATCTTGATAGAGGAACGCCTTGACAGGCTTGCCGTTCATAATCGCCATGTTCTCGGACACAGGATCGACAGGCTTCATGTCTTCTATGAGCGGGACAATCTTTGCTGCGTTCTTCACGCCCAGCGTTTCAATCATCTGACGGTGCAGGTATGGGAGGTCATAAATCTGCGGTGCGCCAGCCGAGAGTTGCAGCACTGCTTGGAACTGAACCACCCGCTGTGACATGGTGGAGGCGTTGGGGTCTGATACTGGCAACACATCGCACGAGTCGTAGTCGGCTTTCTTAGCTTTCTTGCTTCCAACTTCAGGCTCGTAGCTATACTCATCAGGGGTGTTGTCACGAATGATGTCCCGCAGCAGCTTGAACTCTTGCTTCATCGTGTAGTGAATCCGCGCTTGAACTGCACTCATCACTTTCAGCACCCGCTCCAGAATTGCCAAGGTAGTCCCAACTGGGGACTGTGCCGACATGTCCGATACCTTGAGATCAGCTACGGCTGCAAACCTGCGTCCATCCTCAACAATCTTATCCATCAAGAGCGATAACGTCTGGCTTGGTTCTTTGTATGGGAGTGGTAGGATGTTGTCACGGATAGCCCCGGAAGGCAGGTCTACGTCCCTAAATTCCCCCGGTGCAATTGGTGTGTCATCGCCTTTGATCCGCAAGCCCCTTGCTTTCAAACCTCCGGGCAAGTTAGATAATGTTCCTGCATCAACAAGCTGACGCAAGAGAGAAGTGGCTGCATGAGCATGACCGCCGATAAGGTGGATCAACCCAAAGTAGTAGAAGCCAAAGCCGGGGATGTATCCATAGTGTACGAAGTGCTGACGGCGCATCTTTAGCTTGTCCTCCTCCAGCCAGTTGCGACGAATAGCCAGAATGGTTTGCGTACCTTTCTCTATGGTAACAACGTAGGGCAGTGCAATCCCCGTCTGCTCACCATCATCGTCCTCATCCTCGTAGCCTTCAAGATCAAGGTTGACGTGCATCTCAAGCAGTTGGTAGCGGTTATCTACTGATGCGGAGAAGCCCTGTTCACGCGCTTTCTCCTTCTCCACCTCGTCCATCACCGTCATGGGTTCGCCAAGGTCTTCATCACGGTAGAACCCAGCAACCTGCAAACGGCGTAGTTCGTTCTTGGTCTTACGCATCCTGTGCGTAACGCGCTCGGCTGACTCAAGGTTCATCGCACCATAAGGAACCACCATATCCTCTGAGGGAATAAACACAGCCGTCTGGCGTTCAAGCGCGGGGTCAAAGTAAATCTTCTTAAACGCATTGCCGGAAAGGCAAAGTGAAATCAAAAGACGTTCATGTTCCGGCCTGTACTCACGCATCACCTCGGTCAACTCGTAGTTCATGTCCTCTTTCACACGAACCGCTGCGTCCTTCTTCTCCGGGGTCTCCTTACCTATAATGTGTGTACGTACCGGCCCAGATGCAGGAAAGGTCTCCATGATGGTCTCGGATTGAAACTTGACCGCACTCTCCATCAGCAACGGGTGAAACACACCACACGCCCCTGCCCACGGCTCTGTACGCGTCTCATACTTCAGACCAAGCAGCTTCAAGCCCTTGACATAGATGTCAAGCCAGTCTTTACGCGCCGTCAGGTCTGTGTCGTAGTCGCCAAGCAAATCACCAGCAAGGGTAGCTAACTTCTGCTCGGACATATCCTCGGCAAGGTTTGCACCAAAGTCATCCTCTCCCTCCTCTGGCTCAATCTCAATCTCTACGCCACCAGTCTTGATGCGAACAGCCTCGGGGTCTTCAATCTCAATCTGAAGGTCAGGCTCATTTGAGGCGAGGGCTTCCAACCCTTGCGGGGCTTGGTATAAACCTTTATCCATATTGGTTGCCATTGCTTATCCTTAGTAGTAGCCCATATTGCGCTGGGACTTAAATTCTTTTTTCGGTTCAGGTTCATCAGACGGAAGCTGTATGAACCCACCCTGCCTAAACCGTGCTAACGCCAGAGTCGTAGAGTCTACCAAGTCATCATGACTGCCACTTGGGAAATCATTACATTCCTCCACAACCTCTCGCGCCCAACGACAATCCGGTGCCCACACGATGCCAGAAGAAAACAAGTCCGAGACCGCATTCACTCGTGAAATCTTATCCTGCCCCTTACCGGGGGTAAATTCTCCAATCGGCAGACCCATGCGCCGCATCTCTTGATAGAGGGCTGCACCGTTAGATTTTTTTTCAACAATGAACGCGTCAGGTTGCCACTCCTTATATTGCTCGTACACCATCGTCTTTAACTCAGGGAACTCCATCCGTTCTTTTATTGAATTGAGTAAGATGATATTAAAGTTGTTTACCTCTTCGTTGAAGAAAACTCCCCACGTAGTCAAGGCATTATAGTCTGCTCTATTATTAGTTTCTTGGGCAGCATCCAGAGCCATAATAATAAACTCGCACTTGGGTGGGGTATCTTTCTCCCATACTTTCCACCATTCACGCTTTATTAACGCCCCCTCCTCGGATGTGGGGTCTTGCATGTACTGGGCATTCCAGTACCGTACATCTAATGAGGCCCTCTTAGCCATTAGTTCTTCTATAGACCAGAACTCAGGCCAGAGCGGTTTATCATCCAGAATAGCGGGGAATTCAACTACCTCCCATTGGTCTGAATCTTCGTTTTTAGTCATGTGGTCGATGATTTTCCCGGTCAAATCCATCTTTGACCAGCGTGTCATCACGACAATAATCGCCCCTCCGGGCATCAAACGTTGTACTGGGCCAGACTGAAACCACTCCCAAGTAGGTTCAAAAACCTCCGGTCTTAGCTGTTTCGCCTCTTGTTCTGAGTGTGGATCATCAATAATGATCAGATCACCCCCGCGTCCTGCCAATGCACCGCCCACACCAATGGCAAAATACTCCCCACCGAAGTTCGTACCCCACCTAGAAGCCGATTTAGAGTCCGCTTGCAACTCTACTTGAGGGAAAATGTCCTTATATCGCTCAGAACTGACCAGATTTCGCACCCTTCTACCGAACTGGACGGCTAAATCAGCCGTATGGGAGGACATAATGACCTTTTTTTGCGGAAATTTGCCTAAAAACCACGATGGAGCGAGATAACTGATGAGTTCTGACTTGCCATGACGAGGGGCGATGTTCACAATCACCCGTTTCTTCTTCCCCGCAGCAATATCTTCAAATATCTGGGCAAGTTTCCGGTGGTGGGGGCCAACTTTGTAGCCCGGATAGACATGCCGTATGTAGTCTAGGAACGAATCCTTGCTTACCGCACGGTTCATCTCCTCACTATAGGTCTTGAGCAGTTCTGCGGTATGCCGCTTCTGCTTATCTGGCATTGTCGGTAAGGCTTTTCTCAGCTTTATCAGATCATCAGCAGTAAGTTTCTTAGATATCACTAAACACAACTTTCGCGAATACCGGCTAACGCGATTGGGCTTGCGTTACTTTCTTCGACAACGTGATATTCAATATCCTCCAAGGTTTTGAGCAGTTCTTTCTCAACCTCTTCGATGGGCATGATCTTTACGGTCATCTCGCTGCGTTTCTTGAAGGCATCAACGCCATCAACTTCGCCTAGGCTCTTAATAGCTGTCAGCCGTGCCTTACTGTCTTTGGCATGTTCTATCTCATGTACGAGTTTGTTCACTACGTACAGCTTCAAATCGGATAGTTCTTCTACGATCATGCAGTTGGTTTGGGCAACCATTCCTGCGAGGTAGGCCATTACTTCATTGGGGTACTTAGTGAAGTCAGGTCGCATCTTGGGGTCATTGATCATCTGACGCGCCAGATCAATCGCTACTTCAGCATCCTCTTCGGTGGGGATAATCGGGTCACCCCCAAGATCGGACAACAACTTAAGTGTCCGCGCTCTCATGTTCAATTCTTCGTGCGGAGAGAGTTCGGGCATTGCTTGCGCTGCGTGAGTAGGCAACGAAAAATTCTCATCAATATCAGGGATGATTGTCTGCATTTTTATATATTACCTAAAAATTTTACATATGGTACCAAATTTAATGACGGGGGGGTGTTTGTGGACGAGGGGGGTGGGGGTCGGATTTGGGGAATATTTGGATTATTTGTGTTCCGCTTGGTGTATTGGCGGCGCGGGACTCCTGTCTCCAGCGCGGGGGGATGGGGTACGGTGGGGTCAGGGAAGGGGTGAAACTTGACATATAGGATAGTATCAGGCATAATAGGTACATCGGATGCAGCGACAGACCGATATAACGTAAGACAGGAGACAGCATGAAGAAGACTCTTGCAATGATGTCTGGCATTGAAGCCAGACAGCACTACGATACGCTCAATAAAGAGCGCATCGTTAAGGCTCGCCTCACACTGCATACCGCAGTGATGGGGCGTGACCGCAAACTGATCAAGTTTGCGTGGGACACGCTGGACAAAGCAATTCGTCTTAGCAAGCCGCGCCAAACGTGGCATCTCACGGCGGCGCGTGAGCGGCAGGAGAAGTATGGAACGGCTGTTGCTGCCGGTCACATGGCAGCGAACGGCTGGAGTGTTGAGGCAGCGTTGCACACGCTGCTGGGTAAGTAGTCTGTAAGTAGTCTAACGGGGCGGCGCAAGCCGCCCCACTAACTGGAGAATCAAATGCTTAAAACAGAAACAGTAATTGAGTTCAGTGCTTGGTTTGCTGAGCAAGAACTGGGCGCTCTGGAGGCGCATCGTGAAATGGTTTCAATTTGTGCTCTTAATAATGCTGGTGACCCCGAAGTGGAAGACCAAGTTAATTGCGCCAAAGCAACCGTAACAATGTATTTGGATAACCCAGCAGAATTTGTTGCAAATAACACCATTGGGGCGGCGCAAGCCGCCCCACTAACTGGAGAATCAAGATGAGCAGAATGATGAAAACGCTGGAGCGCCAAGGCTCCAGAATGCAGGCGCAGATCGCTTGGGAAAACTACCATGGCGTGAATCGCCGTGGGGGGACGCGCCTTGGGTGCGACCAGATGTCCGCAAGAGAAACCCTAGTGGTTTTAATGGGGCGGCACCTGCGCCCCTCCCACGCCTTTGCAACGAGGGCGAGGGTAAAACGCGCCATCCTGCGGTATACGGGGATGAAAGAAGGCGCGGGCGACTTCGGGATTGTACGCGCTTACGCTTAATAGGACTAGGGAGACCTTCGGGTCTCCCTTTTTTTGCCCTGCGCTTTTGATGCCAGTTCTTGGTGGCTGGGCGCGATGCGCGAGCAATGCTTGAGCGCGTAGAACTTGACATATAAGTTAGTATCAGGTAGAATGGTTACATCGGATGCAGCGACAGACCGATACAACGTAACACAGGAGGTACACATGCACCACGAAGTCAAGTACGACCTGAACGATACAGCCACGGCTGAAGCGAAAGCTTTAGCAGACTGTAAAAGCTGGTTAGGCACCCGCCAGTTTAACAAGGTTGTCAGGCTGCTGAAGGCTGACAAGGGGTCATCAAGCCGAACTGCTGTTAGGTTCGGTCTGATGATGCAAGGTATCCAAGGATACCCAGCGGAAGTGATGGCGGCGCGTTTCTGGGATGCACAGAAACCGTTGTTCTAACCTAACGGGGCGGCGCAAGCCGCCCCACAATCAAGGAGATACACATGTACAGAATTGGGCTGACAGTCATTTCAATGGGCTGCATAGCATTCGCAGCCTCCCAGATTGATGGGATGTGGTTGTTTCAGGGGCTGCTGTTCATGGGCGGCGCAATTTTTGCCTGTGCCTGCTGCATGGAGGACAAATGATAGCCGGTCTCAGAGAGGTGCAGTTGTGGTACGTGTTGGGTATATCCCAGACTATGTACGACAACAAGCTGAGAGCAGAGAGGGCAGCACGGCTGGCGTTCCCAGACGAGGACGCGGACAAGCGTTACTCAAGGGTACACTTCAAGACGTTCTACGAGGAGGATGTGACCAAGTAGGATATGACCAAGTAGGACTAGGGAGACCTTCGGGTCTCCCTTTTTTTGCCCTGCGCTTTTGATGCCAGTTATTTGTGGCTGGGCGCGATGCGCGAGCGATGCTTGAGCGGGCTAAACTTGACATATAGGTAGGTATCGTCTATACTGTTTGTACCGGACGCATTTCGCGTCTAACTTTTAGGAGAATGTTATGCCCTTTAAGAACTTAGCAGAACTGAAAAAGCACACCCTTGGCGAGATTCCT